CACCGGTGATGATGTCTCAGTTTCAGGAAGAGAAAGAAGGCCAGCGCCTGACTGCATACCAGGACGGTGTCGGCATCTGGACAATTTGCGGCGGTGTGACGATGGTCAACGGCCAAAAGGTCGTTAAGGGGCTGCGCCTTACCGCTGAACAGTGCAAGCAGATTGACGCCGTCGAGCAGAAAAAGGCGCTCGATTGGGTGGATCGCAACGTCAAGGTAACGCTGACCGAACCGCAAAAAGTCGGTATCGCCTCGTTCTGCCCGTGGAACATCGGCCCAGGAAAATGCTTCACATCCACCTTTTACAAGAAGCTGAACGCCGGTGACCGCATTGGCGCCTGCCGCGAAATCCGTCGCTGGATATACGACTCTGGTCGAGATTGCCGCATCCGCTCGAACGGATGTTATGGGCAGATCTTGCGGCGCGATCAAGAGGCCGAGCTGGCTTGCTGGGGGCTGGATAAATGAAACCCTTACTTATTCTTGGTGCTATCTCAATCGTCTTGGTTTCTGTGCTTTGCGCTGTGGTCAACTACTACCACGATAAATCTGAGAGGCTGGTAAGCGAGGTGAAGCAGCAGGAAAAGACGCTGGCGCAGCAGGCAGGACTGATCTCAACCCTGCAAGCACAAGACCGGAAGAACAGAGCCTTGGCCGCAGAGCAACAACAAAGAGAGCAGCAACTACGCCAGCGCGAGGAAACCTACCAGAGGAAATTGCGAGATGCACTTAAAGGCAGTAAATGTGGGAATAGTCCTATGCCTGCCGCTGTTGTTGAGCTCCTGCAGCAAAACGCCTCCGGTACCGCAGCAAATCGTCCTGTTGCCCCCTGAATCCGTGTTTACTCCATGCGAGCAGCCAAGCTTACAAGGCGACACCTGGGGCGACGCAGTGAGCTATGCGTTGTCACTGAAAACAGCCTTATCAATCTGCGCCGGCCAGGTGGAGACTCTTAACGCCTGGCGGGAAGGTATCAGAAAAGACCCATAGCATTACAGGTGGCCTTTGCGAGGGCCATCGATAATGCAAAATAACCAAAGTCGTCTACCTGCACCCACCGCACCGGCAGGCTGCTGGCTTTTCTATGACGCTGGGAATAAAAAGATGCCCTCAGGCCAGGAAGCAAGAGGGCTAAATGTGACTGTATTGTATGACTTACCTTTGGAATCACCTGTATCGATAGAGATACAAGGCTAAAGCAATGAGGGTAAGGCATGGTGCTATTAATTCGAGATTGTCCATGCAGTACCTCCTGCTATAATTCTGTCACATTGAACGTCAGCGTCGATACCGCTCACCTGGATAAACTTGAAGCCCAGCTTGAGCGCATCGCTGAGCTGTGTGATCGGATTAATGGCCACAAATACTTCGCAACGGCTTTCAACGTTGAGCCCGGAAAATTCTACATCAAGCCAGCGACCATCAAAAACGCTGTGCTGACGGGTGCGCGCGACCCATTAGCAATCGAAGCCGGTATGAAGGCAGCGTCAGAAGCTGCTCGTTCAATGCTTGAGCGGGCACAGGAGATGGCTGCCTCCGCAGCGGAAACAGATAAGCGACTGGCTGCCGCTAAGCAAAAGGAAGCAGAGAAAGATCAGGCCCTCGAGCGCCGACTCTTGGGAATCGAAGCCGGCATTGACCACTGCATGGCAGGCATCACCTCTCTGCGCCGTCGTGACTCGCTGGTGTGATGATGGCGCCCACAGCGTAAGGTTCAGCACGCGGCGATGACAGGCTCCAACTCACGCGCAGTATAGCCAAAAGGTACTCCCGAGGGGGTACCCCAGCCACGGGGCGGCGACCTCGCGGGAAACGGCACATTTTTCGATTTTCATGCGTCATCATCATCATGCAACTTATTGTTTTTTAGTCTTCATTTTTTTAAAGATGATGAATTGATTGTTTTTTGTTCGTCATCATGGCCTGCCTGGGAAGGGAGCGCGCAGAAAATCAGCCCGGAAAGGTGAATGGATGGACGGCGAACTGAAAAATCTAAAATGCAACATCAATCAGTTGGCTGCCATGACCGGGTTACATCGACAGACAGTGGCGAGCCGCCTTGCTGATGTGCCACTTGCCGAAGGCAGTAACGAAAAGAAAAAGCTGTATCAGATCACAGACGTCATTCGCATTTTGATGGACGCCCCGGCCTCCCCATCTGCTGAGCACCAAGACCCGGACAAAATGACGCCGAAAGAGCGTAAGGATTGGTTTGATTCCGAGAAGGGGCGCCTATGGTTGGAAAAAGAGATGCGCCAGGTGATCCCCGCTTCTGATGTGAGGTATCAGATGGCGGCGGTAATGAAAGCCGTAACACAGGCGCTTGAGACCTGGCCCGACAAATTGGAGCGAGACAGAGGGTGGACGCCAGATCAAATAACTGAAGCTCAGTCGGTTGTGGACGAAATCCGCGAGCTATTGGCTCATGCCGTCAGCGTTCAGGAGGATGTTGAAAATGACTAAGCTGGAGTATGGCTCTGCAGAGGCGATCCGCAGGGAGGTTTCTCAATTGCTCCGCCCACCAATGAGAATGCCGGTCGCTGATGCCGTCAGGCGCTATATGCGTGTTCCGCGTGGCGCCGGCAACTCAATTCCATGGGAATCTACGCTGACGCCCTACATGATTGAGCCAATGAACACGTTGGCAGAACGAGCTTATGATGCTGTTGTTTTCGCAGGGCCAGCCCGGACAGGAAAAACGCTTGGCCTGATCGATGGGTGGATAGTTTATGGCATCGTTTGTGATCCTGCTGACATGCTGGTGGTGCAAATGACGGAAACCAAAGCCCGTGAACACTCCCGCACCCGCCTGTCACGAACGTTCGCTCACAGTTCTGAAGTTAAAAAGCGGCTAAGCCCGTTAAGGAATGACAACAACGTTCACGATAAATTGTTTCGCGATGGTTCTTTTCTGAAGATCGGCTGGCCGTCCATCACAGTCTTTTCTTCATCGGACTATAAACGGGTTGCCCTGACGGACTATGACCGTTTTCCCGAAGATATCGATGGCGAGGGCGATGGTTTCTCGCTGGCGTCAAAACGTACCACGACTTTTATGTCCGCCGGCATGACGCTGGTGGAAAGCTCTCCTGGCCGGGAAATTACTGATTCCAAATGGCGCAGGACAGCACCTCATGAGGCGCCACCCACCACAGGTATTTTATCGCTTTATAACCGCGGCGATCGCCGTCGCTGGTATTGGCCGTGCCCGCATTGTGGTGAGTATTTTCAGCCGGCGATGGAAAACATGGCCGGATATCGCGACATCGCCGATCCGGTAGAGGCCAGTGAGTCCGCGCATCTGTGTTGCCCGCATTGCAGCGGCAAGATTACGGCAGATCAAAAACGTGAGCTTAATAACCGGGGTATCTGGTTGGTTGAGGGGCAACAAATTGATCGCAAGGGTGTGATTACCGGTGAGCCCCGGCGTTCGCGCATTGCCAGTTTCTGGATGGAAGGCCCGGCGGCCGCGTACCAAACCTGGGCGCAGCTGGTTTATAAACTGCTGACCGCCGAGCAGGAATATGAACGTACCGGCAGTGAAGAGACCCTCAAAGCCATTATCAATACGGACTGGGGATTGCCTTATTTGCCGAGACGCTCTCAGGAACAGCGGCAGGGCGATGTGCTGATGGCGCGTGCTGAACCGCTGGGCAAGCGGCTGGTGCCGGCCGGCGTGCGTTTCCTGGTGGCGACGGTGGATGTGCAGGGGGGAAGCAAGCGCCGTTTTGTCGTGCAGATAACCGGATACGGCGCCAAAGGGGAGCGATGGGTGGTTGACCGTTTCGATCTTTGCCATTCGTTGCGCACTGATGACCATGGTGAAAGCCAGCGCATCAACCCGGCGGCTTTTATTGAAGACTGGGAACTGCTACGCGCGGACGTACTGGATAAAACCTATCGGTTGGCCAGCGACCCGCACATCACTATGGGCATTCTGGCGATGGCCGTTGACTCCGGCGGTGAAGACGGCGTGACGGATAACGCGTACCGATTTTGGCGCCAGTGCCGGCGGGACGGCCTGGGCAAGCGGGTGTTTCTCTTTAAGGGCGACAGTCTTTCACGTGGCAAGCTCATCACCTGCAGTCACCCCGACAACACAGAACGCTCCGATCGGCGAGCCAGGGCTCGGGGTGATGTACCACTGCACCTGCTGCAGACCAATGAGTTGAAAGACCGGGTTGCCGCTGCGCTTGAGCGCGATGTGCCAGGACCCAATTATGTGCATTTTCCTGACTGGCTGCCACCGAGCTTCTACGACGAGTTGACCTATGAAGAGCGTCAGCCCGATGGACGCTGGGTGAAGCCTGGGCGTGGCGCCAACGAGGCATTCGACCTGTTGGTCTATGCGCATGCCCTGGCCATTCTGCAGGGGTATGAAAATATTGACTGGGATAAGCCGCCCGCCTGGGCTCGTTTGCCCGAACAGGTCGAGCCTTTGCCGATGCTCACTAGAGCTGATGAACAACGCGAGGGCCGGGAAAGCGCGTTGAAAAAAGAAAAACGCAAAAAGCCGTCCGCGTGGAGCGGTGGTGGAGGTTGGTTATGAGACGGGAGCGACTGGAGCGTCTGGTCGAAAAGTATTACGACGCAGAGGAAGCCGTGCTGGATGGGAAGTCGGTCATGCTGAACGGTCAGTCAATGACCATGGAAAATTTAAGCGAGATCCGCAAGGGCAGGCAGGAAATTGAAAGCCGCCTGGCACAGCTGAATGGCGCTGGTTCGCGTTCTCTTTATTCACTGGCGAGGTTCAAATGAGCGTATTGGACAATCTTATCGGTGCGTTTTCACCGGGCTGGAAGGCTGCCCGACTTCGGTCGCGCGCCATGATCCGCGCCTATGAAGCGGTGATGCCGACCCGGACCCACAAGGCCAGGCGTGAAACGCGCTCACCCAATCAGCTGACGCAGTATGGTGGCCGTTCATTGCGTGAGCAGGCACGGTTTTTGGACAGCAATCACGATTTGGTGATTGGTGCGTTGGACAAGCTTGAGGAACGCATCATCGGGGCGAAAGGCATCATCGTTGAGCCGCAGCCGCTGACACGCGCAGGAGAGCTCGATAAGTCGCTGGCTGATCAGATCCGAAGCGCATGGGCAGAGTGGTCGGTCTCTCCCGATGTTACCGGCCAATATACCCGCCCAGTGCTTGAGCGACTGTTGCTTCGAACCTGGCTGCGAGACGGTGAAGTTTTCGCCCGCGTGTTTGTCGGAAAAGGGGCGGGGTTAAAAAAAGAGCGGGGTATCCCATTTTGGATTGAGGCTCTGGAGCCTGACTTCGTACCCGATAATCTCACAGCACCCGATCAAGGTGTGGTTCAGGGCATTGAGTTGGATGCCTGGAAACGGCCACTCCGCTATATGGTCTATCGCAGCCTGCCTTCTGAGGGGATGTCAGCCGGGCTGTACGATAAGGTGGATGCGGGGCAGATGTTGCACCTCAAGTTTACCCGTCGCCTGCACCAACTGCGCGGCGTGACCCTGCTTTCGGGGGCCATCATTCGCATTGCTGACCTCAAGGATTATGAGGACAGCGAGCGCATCTCCGCACGCATTGCAGCATCGCTGGGGATGTACGTCATCAAGGGGGATGCGCTCAACTATGATGATAAAGCGGCGGAAGACAGTCCGCGCGAGCTGGATTTCGAACCCGGCATGCTCTTCGACGGTCTCCGGCCAGGTGAAAAGGTGGGCATGGTCAAATCAGACAGGCCCAATACTGGGCTGGAGTCGTTCAGAATGGGGCAGCTGCGCGCCATTGCTGCCGGTACGCGCGTCAGTTTTTCTTCAATCTCGCGAAATTACGATGGCACCTATAGTGCACAGCGTCAGGAGTTGGTGGAGGCGCAGGAAGGATACGGGATCTTGCAGGATGCCTTTATCGCTCAAGTTACCCGCCCGCTGTATCGCCGTTGGCTGAATGCGGCTATTTCGACCGGCGCCATTCGAGTGCCGGCAGATATTGATACAGACACCCTCTACAACGCTGTCTACAGTGGCCCCGTGATGCCCTGGATCGACCCGCTGAAAGAGGCGAATGCCTGGCGGGTAATGATCCGCGGTGGTTCGGCAACGGAAAGTGAGTGGATCCGTGCGCGAGGTGGCAACCCTGCTGAGGTAAAACGGCGCCGCAAGGCAGAAATTGACGATAACCGTGCGCAGGCATTGGTGTTTGACACCGATCCGGCTAATGACAAAGGAGCGGCTCATGCCGACAGCAACGACGATAACACAACGACCGAAAGCGGTCGCAACCGCGAGGGGCGGGGACGGTAAAGGCTGGTTCAGTATTCGGGCCAGTGCGCAAAACACGGCCGATATCAGTATTTATGACGAAATTGGCTTTTGGGGTATCACTGCTCGTCAGTTTGCCGAAGATTTGGCGGCGCTGGGGCCGGTTAGTCACATCAACCTGCATATTCACTCACCGGGAGGCGATGTTTTTGACGGCATAGCCATCTACAACCTGCTCAAGAATCATTCTGCGAGCAAAACGGTCTACATTGACGGCCTGGCCGCTTCCATGGCTTCGGTTATTGCGATGGTTGGCAACCCTATCATTATGCCCGAAAACGCCATGATGATGGTTCATCGGCCCTGGGGGATCGCCGGCGGCGACGCCGACGACATGCGTAACTACGCTGAACTGCTTGAAAAGATGGAAACCGTCCTTATTCCGGCCTATGCCGAAAAAACCGGCAAATCGCCAGAAGAGATAACGGCGCTACTTGCCGATGAAACCTGGATGTCCGGCAGCGAATGTGTTGCGCAGGGCTTTGCCGATAAGGTGCTGTCGCCCGTCAAGGCTATGGCGCAGATCCAATCAAAACGTATAGAGGAATTTGAACATATGCCTAACAGCATCAAAAACATGATCGTGCAGCCACAGGCAAGCACCACGCAGCAGCCCGTACCGGCGGCTCCGACAGTATCTCATCCAGCGCCGTCGGCCGTCGATGAAACGGCTATCCGAGCCCAGGAGCGTGAATCTCAGCGTCAGCGTGTGGAGCAGATCACTACGCTGTTTAACCGGCTCGGGCCAAGCCACACCGAGCTGATGGTGAAGTGCGTCGGGGACGTGAATTGCTCCTTCGAGCAGGCCAAGGATTCCTTGCTGGAAGTGTTGGCAAGCCAAATTACGCCGGTGGATACCACTACCTCCCCGGTGAATAAGCCGAACGCGCATATCTACGCCGGCAACGGCAACATTGTGGGTGACGGCGTTCGTGCATCCCTGATGGCGCGGGCGGGGTACAGTGAAGGCGAACGCAGCAACCCCTACAACGCTATGACCCTGCGTGAGCTGGCCCGTATGTCCCTGACTGAGCGCGGCATCGGTATTGCGAGCTATAACCCGATGCAAATGGTTGGTTTGGCCTTCACTCACAGCACATCAGACTTCGGCAATATTCTGATCGATGTGGCGAACAAATCCATCCTGCAGGGCTGGGAGGATGCGCCTGAAACGTTCGAGCTGTGGACCAAGAAAGGGCAGCTGTCAGATTTTAA